ACTCCATAATCTCGGACGTTGCGGAAACGGTCTCGGACAATGTTGACAAGAAAGCCGCCGGCGTAGTCGTAGACGCTGCTCTAAAGTCCGCCGCGACTTCCGCCCAGCTCGAAGCGAACGTGCAGACTGCCTCCCAACTTTATGCCAAGGGGGGCGCGACCCAAGACGAAGTAAAACGGGCAATCGTGGCGGCCGAACTATCAAAGGCGGACACCAATCAGAAGAACCTTGAAGCTGCTAAGGCTCTAGAAGACCTGAGGAAAAAAGAACTTGCCAGTGCAGACGAGGCCATACTAAAAGCCACACAGAACGCCTCGGCCGCCTCGGAACAGTACGGCAAACTTTCCGACAGCATAGTGTCCGAAAACATTAAGAAAGCTCAGGATGCCCTTGCAGCAGTAAGGGCGAAGCGCGAGGATGCAGATGCGGCGTTCAAAAAAGCCACGGAGATGCGGATACAGGCGGAGAAAAATGCCAAGGACCGGCTCGTCAAAAGCGCGACCGCAAAGCAGGCCGCTGTAAAGGCAGCTCAGGATACGTTGGCAGCGCTAAATGCGAAGATTAACAGCGCTAAAACAACTTTCCAAGAGTATATGAAAACGCAGAAACAAGACGCGGGGGCCCCGAAGCAGCCCAAACCAACCTTTTCGCCCGCGCCGTCGCCCAAGCCCGCGCCGTCGCCGTCGCCGTCGCCGTCCCCCGCACCGTCAGCGGGCTCCGTCCTCATCATGGGAGAAACGATAACATCTAACCTGAACAACCAAACAATTGCCGGGGGGAAGAAAGCTTGGGGAAAGTCGTGGCCGGTGCCTAGCCAGTTCAAGAACGGCGCCAAGCTGTCATTTGAAATAAACTTTGCCCCAGGGTTTTCGTTCGACGACGGACCCACGGATGCCAGAGGGAAGGTCGGGGGGCTGCGCATCGGAAGCGGGGCGGCAAGCGGGTGCAGTCATTCCGACACCGCGGCAAGCCTTCGTTTGATGTGGGAACACCAGCGTTCTGGCCAGGCGTACACGTATTTCCCTACGTCGACAAAAGGAAAGCAGCCGGCGTTCATCACCGCCATGGGGGACCCTAACTGCGGTCTCGGTATTTGGAAAAAGGATTTCAATCAAATCTTTTCAGCGACGGGCTCCTGGTATACCGTGACGCTCGGAATTTTGATGAACGACGTGGGAAAGAATAACGGAAAGCTGTATATGAGCGTCGCCGGACCAAAAAGTCTCACGAGGGAGAGCGACGGCATCATATGGAGGGTTCGAAATGGGATGGACATCAACCAGATTGAGTTTAATTCATTCTTCGGAGGGGATAACAATATGACTAGGGTGAAGCCTTCGAGTTTCCAACTACGCAATGTCAGAATTGGGCCGTATTAATAGCATATGTAAATGTCATGAATGCAGTGAACAAAGCATAATTTGCAATTTGTACGTTTGTCATTTGCCGCATATCGACAAAGTATGTATATACTCATTGTCAATATTGGTATAGATATTGGTATAGTAATGCGAATACGACCATTCTGGTCCCAGAAATGTGCCGAAGTATCGAAACAACTCCCATGGCTCGACGAAACAACATCACACACGTTCACAAATGATACTATTCCCAAAGATGTCTTTAGGACGAGGAAAGTGAAGCTCAATCCCACAAAGGAACAGAAGCTGAAACTGAACTCATACGCTGACGGAGCAAGGTATACATACAACGCCACCATTGACGCAATCAATAAGAAAGAGCACTCCGCAAACAAGATACAACTCCAAGCTCCCTTTGTCTCTCTCAAGAGGCGTGATGGCACGTATAACCCTTTCTTCAACAAGCGCAGGTGGCTCCTACGGACACCACAACCTATACGACAGCAAGCGGTATTCGAAGCAGTGAAGAATTTCAAAGCAGCGTTCACCAACCTGAAGAACAAGAACATCGACCATTTCAAGATGACGTTCAAGACCAAGAAGCACCAACAGCAACACGGGTATTCCCTCGGCGTAGGGAAACATCTACATTACAAAAACAATGTTCTCACCATATTACCAAAGAGTATCGGGTCTATGAGATTTTTCGGGAAGATACCATTTGAAGGTGTCCCAGAGGCGGAGTGCCGCATTCGCAGGGACCCTTACGGAGACTTCTGGCTTCTCGTGCCAGTGAAGAAAACATCATCGCCGTCATCATCGGGACCTATAGTTGCCATAGACCCTGGGGTAAGGACACCCTTTGCGTGTTTTGCGACCGACGGAACGACCAAGACCCTGGGAGAAGATATGAACGAGCGTTTGAACGTCATCCGGACCAAGATATCACTCAACGATAGAAGACTTTCGAAGGCAACAACAAGCGAACTCCGCAAGAAGTGTATAGCTCATCGACGCCGTCTGTATCAACAACATCAACGTGTTCGGGACGCGTATCATTGGCGTATTATTAACGACATCACGAACAATGCCGGTGGCGTGGTGTTGCCACCTTTTGAAACTCAAAAACTGAGCAAGGGGTTGAAAGCCAAGACCAACCGCTCACTGCTGGGTATCAGTCATTTCACGTTTAGGATGCGGATGAAGGAAAAGTGCGAAGAGAAGTCCTTAGTGTATGAGGAGCCGACGGAGGAATACACTTCGAAGACGTGTGGGTCGTGTGGCCGCATCAACTTCCTTCTGGGGAGTAAGAAGACGTTCGAGTGCTTCTGTGGAGTTGTGTGCGACCGCGACACTCACGCTGCCCGCAACATCCTTTTGAAATGGCTAATAACCGAAACGGGTGCCCGGGTCTTAGCGACCTTCCCCGTTTCTCGGTCAATGTCGACCTCTCTGTGAAAACGGAGTGCTTATATTATTTGGCATATAGGTGATGTCCCATAGGGCAAATACCGCAAAAATAATATTTGATGACATAAAAATTGTTTACGTCAAATGACGCTCATCGAGTTCCACCAAGGGCACGAGCCGTGTGCAATATCGTGGATCCGCCGTTTGCTATTAGATCGCCACATTTGAGTTGTATCTGGAAGCTGTGATTGTTTGCCATTGATAGGACGTTGCCGTTCGAGTCTTTGAACGTGATATTTGATGACGCCGACCGCGGAAATAATATTTGATGACATTAAAGAAGATGAAGAAACGGTACATTTTTGGTATCGTCGCGACGGCTCTGCTGGCCGTTGCTGTGATAGCGTTTTACGTTTACAAAAACTGGGGGGACATACAAGACGCCTTTTCCGGTAAGAAGAGTGTTCGCGGCGGCGCTGTAAAGACCGCGTTCAGTTCAAAAGCGCCGGCCACCCCCGTAAGCCCGGATGCAATCGTTAATGCCGCAAAACCCAGTTCGAAGCTTGTCAGCGAGCTTTCCGCGATTAAGAGTAAAACCAAGGAATTTGCGGATAAAGCGAACATGACGTTTACGAAAGTCATGAACACCTTCAAGACCGAAAAAGCCACCAAAGCTTCGCAAAGTGTCCCTATATCGCAGATCGTGGTCGAGAACACCAAGCAGCGCAAGGCGAAAGACGAAACGGCAGCTGCGGACGAGTATAACAACATACTGAAACAGATAGAAATAGAGAAGGCAAAGGCCGCCATTTCCCTCACGGGGGCGAGGACAGAGAATCAGAAAACTGTGAAATACAACACTCTCAATGTAGACGCTCTAGACGCCGAAATGGAGCTTTATTCTGAAAACAAGATAAGGACACGGGGTTCGAGGAGACCGCTCACCAAGGGAGAGGCCGAGGCTTACGTGAGAAACTTCATGCGATAAAAATATAATATAAAAATAAAGATTATACTCAAATGGGGGCACTCTCGCAGCTGATTGCGACAGGCGTGCAGGATGTTTTCTTGACCGGAGATCCTCAGAGAAGCCTTTGGAAACGGACATCTGTTCGTAAAACGAACTTTGCCATCGAGTCCATTGAAACCGTGTTTGACATCAACTACGGTTCTCCGTCAATGATAACTGTCGCGCGACAGGGAGATCTCATAAAGTCGTGCGTTCTTCAAGTGACTATGAAGAAGTCGAACATCCCGTCCTTTTACCCAGTAGAGCAGTTCATAAAATCTATCGCCGTCGTTATCGGAGGCCAGGACGTGTATGTCATAGACGATGCGGCAACGTGGCTCCGAATTCACGACGAAACTTCTAACGACGTTGAAATGCGAGCGGCAAACTACAGGATGTTGAACTTTCGTCCCGACGACCCCCCAGGTGCCGTAAGAACCTTCTACCTCGACCTCCCGCTGTTCTTCACGCGCCACTTGTCCATGGCCCTTCCGCTCGTCGCCCTGCAATATCACGACGTGCAGGTCCGGATAACGTTCAACGAACCGTACAACATCCCTGGCATTGACGTAAACTACATGCCGACGGCAAGGTTTTTTGCGGATTACGTGTTCCTGGACAAGACCGAGAGAACGTATTTTGCCCAGGCTCCGCACGAATACATCATAGAACAGGTGCAGATGAACACGCTAAACTCGCAGTTTTCAGAGAAAGGCGTGACACCGCAAAGTATTGATCTGTCATTCAACCACCCGACGCGTTATATTATGTGGGTCTACAAGACGAACCTCCACGGGATTTACACTACGAGCTCTAACCAGTTCGAATCAAACGACGGATATGCGCCTCTCGACTCGGCGATTCTTCGCATAAACGGCGTGGACCGATTCAGTGAGCGCCCCGGGACCTATTTCAACTTGGTGCAAACCACTCAGGCACTGAAGCAGGCTCCGTCGGCGGGTATTTACATGTATTCTTTTGGCGTCAACGCGAACGATCAGGATTCCGCGGGCACGATG